AATAGTTGTATCGCTAGTTGGGCTACGAGGTGTTGAAGCAATCAAAGTGTATTGCGCTATAGGCAATAACACTGTGTTTGGCATTTCAACGCCTTTAGTCAACTGAGGAATACTGTTTGTAATTGAGTTAAGGTCACGCAAGATTTGATCTGGCGTTTTGTTAACCCAAAGTGTGGAAGCACCTGTTCCATCGTTAGGAACGAGGTAAGCTGGAATATTCGGGGTGTTAATTAGCCCTAGAATATTGTAAGTAGCATCGCCGAACCATGCCAATCTATTAATCTTCTGGTCATTCGCTCTACGAGCTGCATTAGCTTGTCTCTGAGTTAGAGAACGGCCAACGTAGATAGCTGCGCGAATTTCTTGAACGGAATATCCATAGGATACGCCAATAGACTTAACTTGAGTTGTGTACTCTTTACCAGTGATATCAGCTCTTGGCAGATCATCTGCATAAGATTCGATAACTCTTGCCAAACCGACTTCTTCGAATTGGGCGTAAGTGATCGCTTGCGCGCCTTCGCCTGCTTCTGTCGAAATAGGAATATGCTTGAAAGCTTTCATTTCAGGAAATTCGATATCGTAAGATTTGCTCTTAATATATTCTAATTCCCTAGCGAAAAAGAAAGTTTCCCCTGCGTCTCCGCGCAAGCTGGCGAATGTTTTAATTACGTTTAAGTCGCTCATTTTGTCTCCTAAATATTACGGTTGATTTATTTCTAAAACAGCCAAATTGCCTGCGGACGCACTGGTGATCCAGCGGACTTGATTGCTTGAGAGCAATATTGCGTTGCCACCATCAGAATCGGATCTGAATCCACCTACTAATGGGTTGCCTACAGTCGGGATCATTCTCCAATAAACTGGGCTATCTGAGGTTACGTTATTTTCTACTCTTACATAGATACGCCCTCTTGTTAGCACTGGCACAGCATCGCCTGGGATATAAGGCGCGGGGCCTGCTGAACCTAATGGGCTGCCAAGATTCATTTTGTTTTGAATGAATACAGCCACGCCGTAGAAAACGTTGTCGTTTGTATAAGTTGAAGTCCAAGTTACCGCACTGCCACCGCTGGTGACAAAGGTTGCGGTTACCGCAAATCCTTGCACTGCGTTGATTGTGATTGTGTCTGTTCCGTCCGAAGTTGCAGAAGCAATGCCATCTTGAGCTGCAATTAAAGCTGCGATAGCTGCTAAAGTTGCAGCGTTGCTGGTTGCATAGACTACAGGAGCTAATGCGAAACCGTTTAGCGTTACAACTGTTGAGTTGGAAGCGCTTAATGGTGCAGAAGCGGTTACGCTCACGATATCTTGATGAGGCAAGCGCACTTGCATATCTTGACCGATGATTTTAGCTACGCCCAACCCTGGGATAATAGCTGGTTCAATAGGGGAAACAGGGGATAGAACATTGTTAAAACCAATGTCGTAGAGTTCACCTGCGATGCCTATTGTCATCAAAAAGTTATATTGTAATTGAGGCATTATTTACTCCTTTTCCAAGCATTTTTTTGATTGCGAATCATGTTTTTTCTTGCTTCGACTGCGTTAGCAGAATCCTTTAGTTCACTATCGGGATCGCTATCGTTGTTAAATTTGGAAGGAGCTGCAACCACTTTTGCGCCGGGAAGATCTTCTATAGCTGCATCAAAACGAGCGTTGATATAGCTTTCACTCTTACCATCTAATTTAGCGTTTGGTTGAATGCTCATGATTAAACTTTTCTTAAGTTCTAGATCGCTCATGCTATCTAACCTAGATAGAGTTCTTTTGTCTAGGAAGCGCTCGGAAAGCTTCTCTAATTTAACTCTACTTTTCACCCTACGATCAACTTCCGCAGCATCAACTTTTGAAACGTGCGGAAGATCGTGCGGATAGTGTTCGTTTTTTGGTGCGTTAACCACGTGATTCTCCATGTTAACTGGTTTTTCATAGTCTTTTACATGAGAGGACATCCCATAGCTATCATCGGGATCTTTTTCCTCTTTTCCATTGCTACCTATTTCATCATTCTCTAAAGGATGATGAACCTTTTCAGGATCGTGATAGTCTTTATCTCTCAAACTGTCTCTTTCAGCCATCATCTTGTCGTAGTCATCTTGAAGAGCTTTATGTTTAGACATAAAATCTTCATGAGACTTCTTAAACTCATGGTGCTGATTCATCATCTTTTCCACTGCTGAGGCTGCATCGTCCTCTAGCATTAACTCTTCTGCGTCAATTTTTACTTTCCTAGCTTTTTTATTAGCCACTTGCGCCTCCTCTTTTAAAATTTCTTCTGCATCTTCTCCGTCGAGAGAAATTCTCGCTTGCGGTCCTGCCCTAGCTTGATCCACGAGTGCAAGATGGTTATAACGGATATTAGTTTGTCTAAATTCGTATGGTTCACCGAAATACATGCCAGAGTCTTCTATCAAGTCGGTTGTATAGCCTAGAGAGAGTTCGTTTTTTCTCTTTTCTGTTATCTCTTCAACTGCGGATTTATCGGTTACTAAAATATTTGCTACTATGTAGGGCATCTCGGTTTCAACACATTCGCCTGTATAGCCCACCGCTAGTCTCTTTGCATTTTCAGCGGTAACTAGTCTTTCAGGAGGATGACCGTTTACTACTGGGATCATTTTGATAGTTTCTAAGCTTTCAGGCTGTAAAACGTCGTCTGGGTGTCTTAGTTCTTTTCTAATGGTTCCATCTGCATTTTTGTAAAGAAAGACGCCGCATCTGGTTACTATGGATCGTGCTTTTATATAACCTTCATCTGTGATCGTTGTCTCGCCTTGTACTACGCCCTTGTCGTACCTAGCGAGATTTGTAAGCGTCATATTTTTTTGCATCTAAACCTTTTCGTTCTTTATGCCTTTCAGCTAATGCAGGATATTTTTTATAAACCTTTTCCTTGATAGAAGAAGGATTTGCAGCGTTATGTGCGTAGCTGAGCGCCGATCTAGCCCGCTTGAGAGTATTAATAGGATAAGTTTTATCTGGGCCTGCGAAATTAGAGGCTTTAACACCTTTATATTTCCCAGCATTCGATTCGCCTGGCTTTTTTCTAATTTCGGATAAGTTCTCAGACACACGTGCCTATCTTGTAAAATCTTATTTATAAGATAGTAATAGCAATTTTTTAGATTATTCACACTAAATTTTTTAATATGATTATGCTATTTTTTTGAAAAAATGAATTTTTACAGATTAAATATTGAGCAATTTGTCTAAAACAGGTCTAGCTACGCAACGACAATTCACATCATTGCCTGGATGACCTGTAACTTTTGGGGGAGTGTCCCAACGAAATTTTTTGCCGTCATTATGTCGATGAGTAGCTCTTACTCTTTCATCGCCGCTAGTCTGCCAGATATACTCTTCAACGCCTACCTCTTGTTGACGTAATTTGGTCAAGCTGGCATTCAACTTTGTAGTTTGATCCCTTGCGATTAACGTAGCTCTTCGATGAGTGATACCGAATGATTTTTGAATGGTTTTTGCAATGTCTGTAAATCTCAATCCTTGCTGCAACCCTCTTTCAATATCACCTGCCACTCTTTCAAGTTCTTGATCTGGTAGCGATTTAATAAGCTGGGCGTTTTGTGCTGAAAATAATTGTAGTTGATCGAATAGCCAAGGTTCATCGAGAAAAATATCAATGCCAAAAATTGAATGATTGAGCTTTTCGAATTGTGTTTTGTTGAATTTTGCAATTTCTACTCCTATAACTTCTGCCTCAAGCGTTGTCGAAACGACTTTGCCCTGTATAGCTTCTCTAATGTAGATGATTAAGCCATTTAGTCTATCTAAATAACTATCTGCTCGATCATTCGGCATTTTGTTTTCGACTTCGGCTATCATTGAGGGAATTTCAGGGATCAAATACTCTTTTATGAGATTCTTTAAATCTCTAACTAATGAGTAAAGCGCTTTATCGTATTGCTTCTCTTGATTGAGAGGGAAAAGCCACTTAGGCGGTACTTTCGCTTTCTTTTTTATGCCCTTAGCTTTTCGAGCTTCGAGCATGATCTTAAATTCTTTTCTCATTAAAATGAGCCTGCTGGTGATCTTGGTAGACCTGTTCCCATGTAGTCTGGTCCTTGCGTAACTTCTGGTCCTGTGTCTTTATCTTTTTCTTTTTGAAGCATTTCTATTTCGTCTTTTTCAGGATTCATTCTCTCTCTCATTTCTTCATCTATCTGCGTATTCATGCTCCACTTATTGCCTCCGAATCTTGAGATCGCCACTTCTTCTGGCGTTAGAACGCCTCTATCAATATAAATTGCGTCTGTTTCGGCTACAGTTCTTCTGGTCACTGCGTCTTGCTCTTCTGTGTTTTGCCAAAGAGGCACAAATTGAAGGCTCCAATCATCTGGCTCAACACCATTAAATGGCCCATCTTTTGAGATCATGATATAGCGTATTAGCTTTTCTAAAACGCATCTAAGCTTTGATTCTTGCTCTTGCTTAACTGCATCGTAGAAATTACGCACTTCGCTTTCGCCTGTAGAATTTAAGCCTGCTGGGCTTCTGCCAAACAATAGAGAGACTGGAATCTTACAAACGGCTGATAGAGAGAGCATAAAGCGGTCAATAAGATCGGCTATTCCGCTAACGTTTGTTGAATTTTTTTCGTACTCTTCATCACCGTCCAAAATCATTGTATTAGTCGTTGATTTTGACAAATTCAAAATGTTCAAACGTTTCAAAACGTTTTGATCGCCACATTGAGAAGCCATGATCGCGGTTAGATTTGGGATTTTCAAAATGCCATTAACGAAATCTTCCATCATTGTAGCCGTATGAGAGAAGGCCATTGAATAATTTCTTAGTTCTTCATAAATAGTCTGTATAAGAGGGTCGCCCCATCCTTGGTTAAAGTTTTGCCAACGTGGAGGCAAGACATTCCAATCCATACGTAAAATCCGAGAGTAATGAACGTAAAAGATGGCTCCTGTCCTGTTATCATTAATCGTGTAAACATTAGGAAAACCGTAATTGGGAGAGTTGAGGTCAGACTCAAACGTACCATCGCGTGAATAAGCTTGATACCTGTCAAAGACTCGTAACCATTGGACATCGCGCAAACTCCTTTCATCTACTGGTTGATCTAGTGGCAACCCATCGGCTATGCCCATTATACAGACTGCACCGCCAAAGAGTCTAGACCATTTGATTAAATTGCCCATCGCTTCATTAACTTTAAGCTCTTCGAGCTTGCCCATTATTTTGCCCTCAGCGTCTCCTTCTAATTCCCATCCCTGTCTAAGCATTTCTTGAGCAAATATGTCGATTATTAATCTAAGCAAGCCGTCCGATCTGTACATTTGATCCAATTCAGATCTGTTGAAAATATTTGTTATGCGAAAAAAACCGCTTTGCTTTTTGTCTCTTCCGCACATACCTAAACCTGTCAATACGTTCATCCAGCCATCAGACCGAACGAAATTATCATTATTGACTTGCTTAACTTTGGAAAGAAGGTGCTTTTGTTCTTGAATGTAGGTAACAGGCATAAATTCTTGTGCATCTGCCTTTACGATCGGTTTTTCGTCCATACGCCTCACATTTGCGATAAAGCTAAAAGGTTATATTTGTTTTCCGTGTGCATTAGAAACGCTCCGCTCAGTGCGTCCACGATATCATCGTGAGCGCCTTCTGGAAAATTCTCTAACTCCCTAAAAAAATCTTCGTTCCAATGCCCTCTTAAAACTCTTATATTGCCTGCTTCTGCTTGAGCGCTAACAGGGGAAGCTCTGGTTATCTTATCTTTCGTTACCTTGTAGGCTGTAGCTGTGTAGCCTTGTAGCATACGAATCAATAAGTCCACTTCGCTTACGCCTGCTTGACCTGGATCTTGCTCGATTCCTATTCGACAATGCGGGCCATCTTGTGAAGAACAATTTTTAATTGCATTTTGCACTTGTAGAGGGCTTTCTTGCAATCTAACAATATCGGTTATATAAAATATTCCATTTTTATCTTGAGCTAATTTTAAACCTACCGTGAAATCTGGATCGTTTGTTTCTGTCTTTTTAGTTGCTGCTCGATCCCAATAACGAACAAACGTCAAATTTCTAGGCAATACGTCTATAACTTCAAAATAATCTTTTCTAAAGAACATGCCAGCTTGAGGTCTAATGTTCCAGTTGCCATGCAATAGCTGCTCTCTCTCAAAGCGTGGCAAAGCTTGTAGATTAGCTAGATATTCTGGGTTTTGTTCTAAGAGAATTTTATTATCGTAGATCGTAGAGGCGATAAAAGAGACTGATTTTGGCAATACGTTCTCACCGCATTTTAGTTTCAAGTCCTCGCTTGTGTCTGCCCAGTAAGTTTCATCGCCTAATACTACGAACCATCTAATTTGCCCCGAACGCTCTTGAATAGCGTAGCCAGTATCGGGATCTATCCACCAATCAATAAACTTGCGAACCCAGCTATCAGGATCAGGGTTAGTCGTAGCTCTAATGTAGGGCTTCACACCGCATAAAGACCTGTTTCTTGAAAGCATGTAAACGAATTGTCCCCAAGTGAAGTGAGTGAGTTCGTCAAAACCTATAAGCGTAATCTGAGAACCCTGCCAGCTGTATTTATCCTTTTCAGTGTCCATATGAGCGAATTTAATCATCGCACCGCTAGGGAAATCCCACTCTAATAAAGACTCCCTAGAATTACCTTCGAATTGTCTATATAGCTCAGAAGAGTTGTCCCAGAGACCGCCTGGGTTTCTCACTTGATTTGCATTTTTTCTAAATATGACGCAAGAAAAGCCTGGCTTATCATAATGCCAAAGAGCTTCGAGAAGTAGAGCGTAAGTTTTGCCACCGCCTGCTGCACCGCCATAAATGACGATATCAGCCGAGGACGATAGAAAAGCGTATTGTGGCCCTTCTTGTGGCCCAATCTCTTTATCTGTCATCGTCTACCATTATCAGGCAATTTCAATACAATCTTTTGAATAGTCTCTAATTTTTGATCCACTTTTTGCTCGATCTTATCAGTTTGTTTTAGCCTGTTTTTACCTAGCCAAACTAGCATTGTATTGTCCCCATTCATAGCTTTATTGAATTGAACCTTCCTCAGCATATCATCGCCTATAGCCTTCCTTTGCTGTGCGTAAGCTGAAAAAGTCATCTTCTTTTCTTTAAGGCATCTTAGATAAAGCGTGTCTGCACATATTCCCAGCCTTGCTGCGATCGTGGAACCATATTCGCAAGAAAGGAGCATTTCATCGACTATTTTCCAATCTATCTTAACGTGCGGACGACAAGGCTTCCTTTGATGATGTTTTTTTACAAGTTTATTGTCTTCCATGTTTTTTTCTCTTTTCTAGATGGATTATTTCGTAAAGATTATCAATCATTTCTTCTCTTAAGTTCATTTCGTTTTTTCGCCAACTCTTCTGTGTCTCAAGATGATGAGCGAAATTCTCATTGCAAATTTTAATTTTGTTCTGTAATTCTTTATATGAATTTACGAGATAAAATTCAATTTCAGACCAGTAGTCGCCTATCTCACTTTTTAAAATAGTATTTTTACAATTCGCATCAAAGAAAACGACGCAATTGCAAAAACCTGCTTCATACCATCTATTAGCTAAATTATTGAAAGTCGTATGCGTGAAATCATCCTCTAAATAGAGAGAATATCTAAAAAGATTAAGAGTCTCTTTTCTCTTTTGCCAATCTAATTTCTTGGTGAGCTTTGACGTGCAGCCTTCATTTAGAAATTTCTTAAAGTTCTTTGATGAGGTAGAGAGCCAAATATCTTCTCTAAGATACTTTTTCATATACTCTTTTCTGTTAGGTCTAAACGTAGAATAGTAGAGGCAATCATATTTTTTATTAGATAAAACATTAGGCGGTCTAGTGAGCAAAAGATTTAAATTAAGAAAATGAAAAGCGTTAACATGCTCTTTTTTTATCTGGCATTTTTCATAGTTAGCAATGACCTCATAAGGAGGCTTAAAAGAGCCAATCGTCTGGCACATATTATATTCATTAGAAATTATTATCTTGCGTGCGTCTGGATTATTTTCACAAAGCTTTGCGATCAGTTTAAAAGGCGCATAAAAAGAAGCATAAGGCAAAATGAGTACGTCATAGCTCTTTTTAAGCGCTTGTGCATACTCATTTTCAATACAAAGCAAATCAGCGTCTAGAATGTCCTCTAATAGAATTGAATTTCTTAGATGAGCATCAATCACCTTATTTTTATCTAATTTCTTATTAGGATAAATTTCTAAAATAGCTACTTTTTTCATAGATCAAACTTTTCTACAAAATCCTCATACGTCATCTTAGTTGATTTGACATCCAGTTTTTGCTGTAAAAGTTCTAACTCCTTCATATTTTTGCACTTAATATTAAAATTGCACGACTCTTCAATGTCCTCTATTTCCTCTATCTCTTCATCGCCTTGCATACCTAAATCGTCTAGCGTAAAACCCCACGAATTGAGTTGATCGACGCCGAAATTATTAGCTAATAGATCGAAATCCCACTCACCAGTGTTTTTATTCGATCTGATTAAATACTCTTCCGCTTCTTCATCGCTTAGCTGAGTAGTACAGACTCTTACCTCAATTTCTTCATCCTGTTGACCTAAATCTCGCATGATATAGCAACGTTGATGACCAGCTAGAATTGTGCCATCAAGATTTATCGCTACTAGCTCGACGTAGCCAAACTTTTCAAAAGACTGTTTTAAATCTTTATAAGCTGCTTGGCTTAGCTGTCGAGGGTTTTTAGGATGATCTTTGAGATCTGATAACTTTCTTTTCTCAATTGTCCAGATTATCTTTCTTTTCTTCACCATTATTCGCCTCAGCTTTTAATTTTAAACTTTCAGTGTACTTCTGAGCTTGAAATAGATTGTAATTTTTTACAGTTCTCACCATGTCTGAGGTCATCTTTTCAAAAGCGGCAGGGGTCATTTTAACTTGAAAAACAGCTTTGTTTAGTTCGCAATAAGAGATCATGAAAAAGCCATGCTCTTCATCCCAATTCAAATGAACAGATAATTGGAAATCACTCATTTTAGGCGCTTGTTTTTCGATAACTTCTGATTGATAGTGCTTAGGGCAAAGAGCGTTTTCGCCTTCTTTAATGCCCTCACCGTTGCATACGCAACATAATTTATTTTCTATCTCATTGACTTGATTCTCATTATTTTCCATCGTTTAACCTCATTTTTTGTATAATTTTTTCGCAAATTTCTTTTTGACATTCAAAAAGAGGCTTAATTTCAATATTTAACTCTCTCATTTTTATATAAACCTCTTCGAGAACGCTGGATATCAAAGTTTCTAAAACTTCTTCCACTATGATCTGTTTTATTTTAGGGATATTAGGCTCTACAGAATCATTTATCAGCTGAGAAATTTTTTCCATCTGTCCTCCTAGCTGTGATTTTTACTTCATACTTTATATTGTTATCATTATTGCTCGGTATGTCTACTTGAAGGGAATAGCTATCAGTTTCTTGGTCTTGCAATAAATTTGAACGCACATAGCCACAAATTCGATTTAGCCATTTTAGAAAAACCTCTCTTTCTATTTCTTCGGCTGTTTCTTCAATACTTTTTTCTTGCATTTTTCTACCTACTCAGAATATTTTTTTATAATTTTTTCAGTTTCTTCTTTAAGTTTTTTATCTACCCATTTGTCTATGAAATCATCAGTTATTGGTTCATATTTGTATTTATTTTCTTGCATAAAACAAACAACATATTTCAAAATTTCTTTTATTACGTCTGCTTTGTGATTCATTCAATACCAAACTCCTGTGATAAAAC